GACGCGTCCGAACAAATACAATCACAACAACATTTGCAGGAAAATACAATTACAATGACAACAATTTCACAACAATTACAACAAACAAAAGAGAGACTCGTCTCTGATAGCAGGGGTCCCATACAGGACCTTGCATCGAGAAGAGTCTACGACGACGCGGTCAATTCTCTTCGAGTATTGGACCGCCGTCCAAAGGTCAACTTTAACAGGTTGATTTCCGCGGACAAGTGTAAGCTCATCACAGAGTCTTACCCTGAATTCACGATTAACTTTACTGGCACAGTTCACTCCTCGCACGGGTTGGCGGGGGGTCTGCGCACCCTAGAGACAGAGTATCTGATGATGTCTGTCCCCTATGGTCTCCCTACATACGACATCGGTGGAAATTTTTCACAACACATGCTTAAAGGGAGGTCATACGTACATTGCTGCAACCCATGTATGGATCTGAGAGACGTCGCAAGGAACGATTCTTACCGTGATACGATTCAATCGTATCTGTCAAGGTTTCAGCGACGCGAACCAATTTCGTGGAACACCGAACGATTTACAGGAAGACCTGCCAGAGCACTCCCGGAATTTCAAATTGAGGCTTTCAAAGAATATCAAGACGACCCATTTCAGTTACGTGCCCCTCCCATTCCACAATGCCCTTTTTCACCGCCTGAGCAGATGGACACGTTCGCCGTGTCTGTCCACTCATTGTACGATATACCGGTTAATGAACTCGGTCCCGCTCTACTACGGAAGAAGGTAAAAACGCTTTATGCGTGCATGCATTTTTCTGAAGAGCTGTTGTTGGGAGCAGAAACCGGTATTTTGTCACACATCGGTGCTTCTTTTGTGGTCAAGGGTAACAAGGTCACCTTTGGTTTTTTCGATGAATCCACACTGTTGTACACACACGACCTCAGAAACGTTAAAGACATGATGATAACCACCTGGTTCGTGGCAGATACTAGATTTGTGTACATGAAGGAATTTCAAGCACGCCGTGTCGATACGGTGTTTTGCAAATTCCAACGTGTTGACACATACAGGTTGAACCGGTGCGTGTTCGGCGAAGACCCTGATGCACTCGGGGAGTTCATTGATGATGCGTGGACAAGAAGTAGAAGCACGGCAATGATGTCTACTGAGCCAGTTTTTAAGGATTCCGCGTCATTTCAAGTGTGGTTCCCACAAAGCAAAGGGAAGGTATTGGTCCCGGTCTTTAAAGGAATTTTTCAATCGGGCAAGATGGAGAGTTCTACAGTGATTGTAGACGAAGATTTTGTACACACAATCCTGAATCATATTCGTACTTACCCTGCTAAGCAACTAACGTATGAGAACGTACTGTCCTTTGTGGAAAGTATACGATCTCGCGTTATTGTTAACGGGTGTAATGTTCGATCAGAATGGGACGTCGAAAAGAAAATACTACCAGATGTTGCGATGACCTTTTTGTTGATCACCAAGTTAAGACAGCTACAGGATCAGGTCGTCTTCGACAAGTTCGATTTCAAAAGGACTACGATTTGGGGAAAAGTCCGCGAGGTTTTTAGTGAGTACGTGAGTGATATCACCGGTTTTATCTTCGAATCACTGAGATCCATTGGATGGATACAAATAGTCGATGATAAACTCAAGATCACCACGCCGGAATACTACAGAACCTTCACGGAAGAACTCAACATTAAGTTCAGAAGAAATTCCGAGCAGGTCGAAGTCGACGTTACTGAATCGTTGAAGCTCTCTAACGAGATTTTCGATGTGGTCGCGGAACTCGGCGAGCAGTTCGATTTTATGGCGTTCGACACAGAAAAGTTACAGGAATTCGTCAAAAATCACAACGTCAAACCATCTGTTCTGAAGGATGTAATCAGCGCTCTATACAATGGAGAATGTGGTGTGTCCTTTAAAGACACATCCACACCGTGTCTGCAAGGTATGAGCGTTGAAAACGTTAGTGCGGTTGACGTTACGAACATTCCATCGACCAGTGGGACAAAGCCGGACACTGTTGTCACAGAGATCACTGATACCAAAGAGAGCGAGAGATTTTCGTTCACAAAATTCAATGGGATGAAAGTCAGTGATGTCTTGGAGCAAATTCGTGGACCGACAGAGAAACACTATGTCGGTGAGGTTGAAGTGCGACAGATGGAGAATTATCTTGATTACTTGAAGGCATCGCTCTGCGGTTCTTTAAGTAACCTTGACAAGGTGCTGAGAGATTACTGGTCACAATCGAATGAGACGTACAAGACGTACGGTGTGTGGGAGACACAGAAGAAGAGGTGGCTTCTTGATCCACCAGAGAGGAAACACAATTGGGGTTTGGTTCTGATCGGTAACGAAAGTTACATTCAATGTTTACAATATGATCAAAATGATCAACCCGTGTGTCTCCCAGGTTGGCAGAGAGTGGCTGTGAGCAACGAAACCAAATTATTTTCCAATGTGCAAATACTCAACGAGCTCAATGAGGTCGAGAGAGTAGTGCCCGGAGGAGAACTAATTTTGGTGGAAGGTGTTCCCGGTTGCGGAAAAACAAAAGAGATTCTCGAGAGGTGCAACTTTAAAACTGACCTGGTTTTAACACCAGGCAAGGATGCGGCTTCAATGATACGACGCAGAGCTAACCATGGTCTGAGCAAAGAGAATGCTACGTCGTATAATGTGAGGACATTCGACTCATTCCTCATTAATCGCGTGCCGGTCAGATTTGACACGGTGTGGGTTGATGAGGGTTTGATGGTCCACACAGGTGTGATACAGTTTAGCCGACTACGTACAAACTGCAAGAGGATGTACGTCTTCGGTGACACGAAGCAGATTCCATTCATCAACAGGGTCATGACTTTTGATTACCCTGAATGTCTCAGGAGCCTCAAGGTCAATTCTATTGAGACAAGGAGCGTGACTAAACGTTGCCCGGCGGATGTGACCGTTTATCTCAGTTCACAATACGAGTCACACGTTTTAACTACCAGCAACACCCTGAGGTCTGTGGATGCACAGCTTCTTAAGGGTGCTGCGGTGTTAACACCGCGCGAAACGGTTTTGAACGGAAAGATAGTCACGTTCACGCAGGCCGACAAGGCGCTGCTCAAGAAAAACGGATACATCGGTGTCAACACAGTACACGAGGTACAAGGTGACACATTTGATGAGGTTTCGCTGGTTCGTGCAACGCCCACACCTGTGGGCATCATTGCAAAAGACTCACCGCACGTCTTGGTCGCGCTATCAAGACACACTTGTAGACTGACGTACTACACTGTAGTACCAGACTTCGTTGTGTCGAAGATAACTGAGATCAAGGCAGTGAGCAATTTTCTTCTTGATATACATATGTACAGTGGTCCTACGAAGTTATAGCAATTACAGTGTAAAGACGTCTATATTCACAAAACACACGCTTTTGTTCCGACACCCAAGACGGGGACGGTTTACGATTTGCAAGAGTGGTATGATTCAATCCTTCCCGGGAACTCGACCGTACTCAACGATTACGACGGTACTTGTTATACGGTTGTTCGACAACGAACTAAACGTACAACCGTGCCGTCTGACGCTGAGTAAGGCCGATCCAGTTCCGGAGATTATCAAGATAAACTCAAAGGAATTTCTTAAACCGGTTCTTAGAACCGGTTGTGAGAAACCTAGAACGAGTGGAATGATTGAGAACCTTCTTGCAATGATAAAACGGAACTTCAATTCACCGGAACTTAACGGGGATGTGGATATTGACGTCTTGTCGTCTAGTGTGGTAGATAGGTTTTTTGATGTTTATACGAGTCCTGATGCAGCGTTTATTTTGAGAAGTTACACTAGTCTAGACTGTGCAAACAATGTATATATATCATCCCATGAAAATTTTTCTGACTGGTTGGACAAACAGTTACCAGAGGTGGTTGGTCAGTTGGCCAACTATGACTTCATTGGTATTCCACCGGTCGACGAGTATAAGCATATGATCAAGAAGCAACCGAAACTCAAAGGAGATTGTTCGATACAAAACGAGTACCCTGCACTGCAGACTATCGTTTATCATTCGAAGAAGATCAATGCGATTTTCGGTCCTGTTTTTAAGGAACTAACTCGTCGGCTTTTGGAGTGTTTTGACTCACAAAGGTTCATGTTGTACACGAGGAAGACTCCAGGTGACATCGAAGAATTCTTCAACAGTGTCACTGGAAAAAACGATATGGACATTCTTGAACTTGATGTGAGCAAGTACGACAAGAGTCAGGATGATTTTCACTTCGCTCTTGAGATGAAAATATGGGAAAGGCTGGGACTGGACAACTTCATAAAAACTCTGTGGAGCAACGGTCATAAACGAACTATCCTCAAGGATTACACCGCAGGGATAAAAACAGTGCTATATTACCAAAGGAAAAGTGGTGACGTCACCACCTTCATTGGTAATACTGTGATTATTGCGGCGTGTGTGAGCAATATCCTCCCGATAGAAAGGTGTATCAAAGCATCATTCTGTGGGGATGATAGTCTTGTGTTGATGCCCAAGGGTTTGAATTATGGAGATGTGCAGTCTAAGGCTAACCTAGTATGGAATTTCGAGGCTAAGCTGTTTATGAAACAACGACACGCTTACTTTTGCGGTAAGTATATCGTATTTCATGACAACGGTGCCGTCGTTTTTCCTGATCCTTTGAAGCTCGTTGGTAAGCTGGGTTGTAAGAATCTTCAATCACGCGAGCATTGCGAAGAACTACGTCGTAGTCTCTGCGACGTAGCTGGGAATTTTGGAAATTGTGCGTATTTTTCTTTATTGGATGAGGCTATCCAGGAGACTTATAAGTCTGCGGGAAGCGGTTGTTATGCTTATCGTGCGCTTTGGCGGTTTCTAACGAATCCTCATCTATTTCAGTCTTTGTTTTACCTTTGATGTCTTTGATAAAACGTTTCGCTCAATCACTTGGATTTTGTGAGTTGCTGTTGATTGATTCACACAGTCAACGTCTCAATTCCGGTGTGAGAGTGTTACAAAAAACAACAGAATATTTACAGTATTTTGATAGTTTTTCTGTTAGAATTTTGGTTGTGAAAACGCTCAATTCCTTTTCGACTGTCGAGGTCAGAGTGCGTTGTGGTAATTGTCAAAGAGTCAGTTTCTGTTCATTTCGGTGTCCCGGTGTAAAGTTAGCTGTTTCGCAACAGTTAGTCTTCCCCGGGGAGCACGTTTGCAGACCGTGGACAAAGACACTTCCGTATACACACAAACCTGTAGTGTATCTGAATTGTGCCAATTTCGAACATGTCGCTACGTGCACAGAATGCTCAGGACGTTGTTCCACCGCTAGACTATCTGAACCCGAGCAACTTCGTGAAACCGAAGTTAGTGGGTTTGGAGAGACTAGGCCTGGTGAAGACACCGAAGAAAATGTGTGCTCTGATGGAGACGGACGTTGTGAAGATATCTCCAAAGGAAAGAACAGTCTTCCCACTAAATTTAGTGGAGAAGATTAAGGACATTGCGAACTACAAATACATGATGCTGCTTGCCTGTGTTATAAGTGGTCGCTGGCATGTTCCAAACACTGTTAAAGGTGAGGTCTTCCTTAGTCTTATGGACAAAAGGTTGACTGATGAGAGGGAGGCTACTATTCTGACTGCTAACGCTAATCCTAGTGTTAGTGAATTTCAGATTCGTATTCATCCCAATTACTCTATGGTCGCATCTGATGCGATTCAGGAGCCTTTGGAGTTGTTTGTTCATGTCAAGGGTCTACGTATGGCGCAAGGCTTCAGCCCTTTATCATTGGAGATAGCGTTTTGTGTTGTTTGTTGTGATGTGGTCATTGTTAAAAGTCTAAAAATGAAAATTTTGCAGAATCAAGACAAATTCGGGAATGCTGAAGGTGAAGTCGGAAGCGAAGGTTTGGACGACCTCCTAAGAGGAAGTAACATGCCCAGCATCCGTGCTTCAGCTGTCGGTTCTCGAAAGCGTCTAAATGCAAACCCAAAAAGAGTGTTCTCAGGTTCGAAAGGTAACTCATGGAGCGAGAAGGGTAATTATGTTGGTGTGAGGAAAAAGAAAGGTGTAGTAGAATCGGATATGTTGACTTCTGATGCGGAGTCAACGGTTTCGAATTATTCTACTGACGTTTCCAATGCCTTACCAACCAATAACGATCAAGCAGTTACCATGGGTGTCCGCCAACTGGGCGGATTACCAAACACTGGTTAACGTTCTGCGAAACACTTCAGCAACTTCCTTCCAAACTCAAGCTGGTCGTGACTCAATCCGTTCGCAATTGACAGGGTGTGTTGATAGTGCTGTGCAAGTTAACGTTCGGTTTCCTGAACGCTTTCTTGTGTTTATCAACGATCCTGCTATTGCAGACGTGTGGTTTGCTCTTCTCAAAGCGACTGACACCAAAAATCGGATAATCGAAGTTGACACCGAGAGGAGTCCGTCGAATTCTGAGATAGAGTCGGTCACAAGACGTGTCGATGACGCGTCGGTTGCGATAAGAATCAACGTTGAGAGGTTGTTGAAGGCGTTAAATGATGTGCAGGGGGTCTACGACCGCACATTATTCGAACAGGTGAGTGGTCTCACCTGGGTGGAAGCCGGACAAGTGGCTTCCGCGTCAAAGTGACGTGGTGTACACGATAGTACGTAGTGTTTATTCCGTTCCACTGAAATCGAAACGGATGATCACCATAATTGGTGTTGGTCGGCTGGATTCACGTGCTGTGAGGAGAGAAATCATACAGCATGCCGATCGTAAAATGTGGAGGGGTTCGAATCCCCCCTAACCCCGGGTAGGGGCCCA